ATTTTATTTTCCTATTATCTTTGGAAGATCGATTCCAAGAATTTATTAACTTCTGCCTGCAGATATTTTTGTGCTGACTTGTCAAGAATTACAGCTTCTGCCAAAGTCAGAATTTTGCTGTCCTGAGTGCTTTCATATACTGCATTTGGATATGCAGATGGGGCTGACGGATTTGCGACAATATCTACTGTTGTTACTAAATAGTTGCTTACTGTGCTTTCGTTAACATCACCGGTGCCACGCGAAGATACACCGAGTTTGGCACCGCCATTAATAAGCGCCTTGACAATATTGCCACAGGGAGTGTCAAGTATCTTTGCTTTACCAACTGCATTATTTCCTGACATCTTCATCTCTGTTATAATGTGAGATACGCGGTCGAGATTAATTGACAGCGACTCTGGATGCTCAAGTTCGCCCATAATACTATATCCACTCTTGATTTGTTCATTAATAGTGGCTGTCGCTTTAGCAATCTCAGCTAAAGGATATAAGCGCCCATTACGATTTTTTAATTCTGCCTGAAGCATAATACCAGACAAATACATAGTCTTGCCATCATTTGATGACTCCGACATTACCTTTGCTTCTGTTGGACTTACTTGTTCAAATAAAACTGATTTGCTCATTTGCTTCTCCTGTTATTCTTTCATACTTTATTTATGTGCGGGATACTAAATCTTTCCTAAAACATCAGCACCCGGCTCACCTTTACCAGATGGTTGTTCCTCTTCGGGTTCCTTTTTCTCTGGTTTTTCTTCTTTTCCACCTTCTTCAGGATTTTCTCCTTCGGGGGCTTCTTCTGGTTCCGGCTCCTCAGGTTCCTCAATCTTTGGTGCTTCACGACTATCTTCAAACTTAGGGTCGTAGATTTGTTGAAGTGTTGGAACATTCGCAGTCTCATCCGTATTCAACTCTTGCATCAAGAGCATCTCATTCAGTTGGATATCTTCTTCAGTCCATCCTAAGTATCTCTTCATCAAGAAGCGTCGAGACATAAATGGGGTATCCTTAATCTGACCGAATACATTGACCAACTCTGCGTCAATAGCATTTTGACGATATGAAGCAAAGTTCTGTGGGTCTGGCAATCGAATTGAGAACAGGGACTCCTCAATCTTGACTTCAGCAGATTTCAAGTAGCGTTTGAAATGCTTATCAACTGTATTTTCAATCTTGTATTGGAGACGCTGAACATAGTTGGAGAAGCTGAGTTCTTCCATATAGGCAACTCCAACCTTGCCATCATTGTATTGAGAACCACCGGCTTCACCTGCTGAGTTCATATATGACGATGGGATACGAAGACCTTTATACAACTTCTCTTTGAAATACTTCACATCATCCAAGTCGCCAAGTGAGCCTCCACCAGGTAGAACCTCAATTGTACTTCCTCGACCATTTGCTGGCTGTGCTAGGAAGAAATCTTCCATAATCGCTTCTGGATTATAGACCACATCTGTACCTGTTTGACTATCTTGACCTTTACCAACTGGCATTTTCTTTTGACGCAAATCGTTCTTAAGTGCTTCAAGATAGGCTTTGACCTTGTGGGCTGGCATATTACCAGTATCAATCTTGAACACACGGCGTTCAGGTGCTCTTACTACACGGTAAATGATGATAGCATCTTCTAGCAATTTTAGCTGACGGTAGGTCCGTACCACATTTGCTAGAATACTTTCTCCGAATGGTGCATTCTCAGTCATATTGTCAGAGAGTGTAAAGTGTATCATACCTTCTTTTGGAACTACCTCGATAGTAATCCCGCCTGAATTGGTGTTCTTGTTTCCTGATTGACGAATATGGTAATTGACAATGTGACCATCATCATCTACTTCGATGCCGAGAATATCTCTTGGATGGATAAATTTCCATTGCTTGAAGTCAGAAGTTTTACGGAAGAAGCAATCGCCATATTTGATGGTAGCACGAGCAATAGAGAACAATTTGCCAGAAGCAAGGTGATGGATTTCTGACCAATGTCTTGCTGCTGCTTTCAACATCACTATCAAGTTGGCGTCGATTTCTTTATCATCGTCATTGTGATACTGAATTTTGAATGGTTCGTCTGAGCGTCTATCAAAGGTAGTCATTTGTTCAGCAACAGTATCAAGTGCTCTAGAGATATCAGCATCAGTGTCCATTTGGTCATAGGTGATATACTTGGTAGTGCGGTCACCGATACCTTTGAGAAGTTGAGAATACCAGGTATAGTTGTTGTAAGCGAAAGAGGTTTCGGATGTGACATAATCCGTCTTTGGCTTTGCTGGTGTTACTATTCTAAAATATTCTGTCCATTGTGACATTGGAAATCCCTTTGAAATTATCTTAACTTAGCGCTGCTGCAGTACCCTTGCCGGAAGGTTGAGTTGCTGGCTTAAGGCCTCTTGCTAACTGCAAACCATCATCATTAATAGATACTAGTTTGTCTAGTTTTGCTGCAATCGAAGTAAGCAAATCAGTTTGCGATACCTGTTTAGTATTTATAGGAGCCGATTTGCTAGTTTCTGCTGTTTGATCTGCAGTGTCAGTAGAACCGGTCTTGTATCCTCGACCTGAACCAAGAGGAGCAGCAGCTTGGGGAGATGGTGGAGTAACCATTGGCTGATTGTCAGTAGTAGGAGTAACTGTTGGTTGGTCCTTAGTTCCCCATAACCCAGCATCGTGTGTGTCTTTTGCTAATAAAGCTACTTGAATTCCGGCTGCGGCTGCTGTTCCTAAAACTGGTATAGTAGCAAGAATTCCTGAAGCAACTTCGCCTATTGCGCCAGCTGCATCACCATCAACTGCACGCTGAATACCAAAGCCAAGTCCAGTAATGATAGAAATACCAGGTACCATTTTGGCTAGTATTTTTCCTGCAGACTTTAGACCAATTCCAGTTGCTGTTTTTGCTGTTTTTGCTGCCACTACACCTACATCTACATCTTTTAATACCTTTTCACCAGTTTTTGCTATAGGTGCAGCAGCTGTTGCTGTCCCTTTGGCAACTACATTGCCTGCCACGGCTCCCTCAGCTGCTGTTGCTGTCCCTTTGGTAACTACATTGCCTGCCACGGCTCCCTCAGCTGCTAGAGCACCTTCTGCAGCTACTGCTGTTCCTCCAGCAATCCCAGCCCCCTTACCAAACAACTTGCCTCCTATTGCACCAAGTATCTTGCTTATTGCTCCTTGGGCTAATATTGCTAGTGCAATCACACCAACTGCTTCAATCGCTTTGATAATTCCAGTAGAATTTACTGCCTTTACAATTGCTTCAACTTGCATTCCAGTGGCTAGTGTAGAATTGATAGTGGTAAGTTCCTTAAGCATATCATCTGCTCGTTTATCAGGGATGGCATTCTGTTTAGCCATATTCTGTTCTCGGCCACCTTCTAGCAAACTACCACCAATTCCTCCGAGTCCATCTTTCAGGGAGCCAATCATATTCTCAGTAGCAAGGTCACCTTCCATCATCGAGTCCGATGCTCCAGCTATGTTAGCAGAAATCTCAGCAAGGCGCTGACGTTCTTCTGCAGTTGCTCGAGTACCTTTCATAAGGATGTTAGCGGCCTCTGCTCCTTCAGCACCATTTCCTGTCGCTCCTGCTAACTGCATCATTTTGGATGCTGCCTCGTACCTGTCTTTTACTGAAGACTTGAGTGCTTTGTTCTGTGTCTCAATCAGCGCTTGAGCTTTCTCAGCAGTCATACCCTGAAGAACCAATATCTGCTTCTGTTGAAGCAAGTCCATCATTCTGTTCTGACGCTCACCTACTGATATACGAGAAAGTGTTTCTTGCATATCTGCTGAACTTGCCAAATCAGCTGCTGCCTTTGCTAATGCTGATATGGATATCCCAGTGACAGCAGACATCTTTGCATATAACTTTGTCTGTTTAGAAACCGAGTCCTCAAGACCTTTTTGGTTATCTACTATGCTGACACCAAATGATTTAGAAGCTTGCACCATTGACATCGTTGTTTCAGCTGCCTTTTCTCCAACAAGACCAAAGTGCTTCAGAGCATCTTGTGAATTGCCGAGCATATTTCCGAACTGAGCAACATCGCCACCCATACCTACCAAGATGTCTCGATTGTCAGTCATTATCTTACCGAACTCTGTCACTGATAACCCTGCTTTGACAGCAGCCCACTGCATATTTAGGAATTGACCGCCTATTCCCATTTCAGCAATTGCTTTGAAATTTTCCCAGACTTTACCTGCACCATCTGCTAGTATTTTGAAGCCTTCAAGTAGCAGACCCCAGAAACCCATCTTCTCCATTCCTCCCATAACTTTCTGCATATTTGAGAATGCTTCGGAGGATTCCCAAATCTCTTTGGAGAAATTCTTAAAGTTCTTTTGAAGAGTTTGAATGCCTTGAGTAGAACTGGTAGTAGCAATTGACTGCTTGACTGCCAACTTTGTTATACTGTCAGCAAACTCATTCGCAGCATTTGCCGCTGCACTGAAATTTGTGGCTGCTAACTTTATCTCTGCTGCAGAACCGGATTTAGTTTGCTTATCCAGTTGTTCTTTTGCATTTTTTAGACCAGCAAGAATATTACTATGTTTGACATTTAATTGGTCCTTTTGGTCTGGAGCCATATTGCTTTTATTGATGATGGCTGCACCAGCATTAACTCTACTTTCTGCATTTTCGAAGTGAGTTTTGAGTGCGCCTTTAACTCGTGTGTCTTTTGCCTTAGAGGCATCCTGCTCAATCATATCGTGCAAGTTCTTAAACCGCTTTTTAGCATCTTCAGCATTGTCATTAGTCAATTTCTCGACTTGCTCATTGTGCTTCTTTATTGCAGCAAACATCTTGTCAAAGGACGTTGTCATACTATCAACTTCTGCTTCTGCAAATACTGAAGACTTCTGAATATTAGCCTTCATTTTTGCTAACAGTTTTGCTTTCTCACCTTCAACTGCTTCAGGCATTTCAGCGATATTCTCTAACATACCTAAGAAACTAGCATTTGTGTCTTCAGTCAATTTCTTAGCAGCAGAAGAAACCTTCCCTTGCTTAGCCAAGAGTGATTGTAAATCTTTGGTGTTCTTTCCGAGTATATCTTGCTCAGCGTGAATGAGTTCAATTGCGCGTTTATCAAGGAGTTTAAGAGCATTTTGAACTTGCTCAAAGGTGGATTTCATATCCTTGTTCAACTCGCCCATTACCTTATCGATATCAGAATTCTTCTTGTCAGTGCGATGCGCATTTCGCTGAGACTTGACCCGCGCTTTCCCCTCGTGGTCATTCATAGCCTTAATGACTGCTGCTGCCATTGCTGTTGCTAGGTTATTGATGTCAGTTTTATCTAGAGCCATAGTGAAGGAAATAGTAGTGCGTCATTTTAGTTATTTATGGGCCCATAAATAGTTCTAGAAGCACATACTCATACCAAAGGATTACTATGTCAGATAACCCACTCATTCCCAAAGTCATCAACCCTCTGATGGCAAAAATCAAGTTGCCAGGCAAAATGCTCGACTTACCGTCTGGCGGATTGTTTTACACCAATGGAGAAATTGACCCAGATTGCAGAGGTCAAGTCGAAGTAAAGCCGATGTCTGCTCTAGCAGAAATCAAAATCAA